AAAGCAAACGGCATTAGACTTTTTATTAACAGAATTAGATATAGATAAATTAATAAGTAGGGAAAATTTAACAATTGCAGCAGAGGTTGTAAGACAAGCCAAAGAAATGGAGAAGCAACAAATTATCAATTGCTATAATCAATCGTGGCATTTTAGAGATAAGCCATACGAAACAGCAGAAAAATACTATAACGAAACATTTGGAGGTAAGCTATAATATGACAAACAAAATAAAATGTAAGCCTTTAGATTGACTAATTTTGGAAAATAATATCTAATTTTAGCCTTATGGTGGAAAAAATAGGTGCAGAGCAAGAAAAATAGGCGTAATGATGGAAAATAATAACTTTGTGGCTCAATTTTGATACGATATGATACGCATTTATACGAATAATGAGCTTTAAAAGGGATAAATAATGTAATTTAGTGACTTTAATGACAACTTATGACTTTAATCTTTATAATATTAGCAGCTATTTGTAACTCGGTAATGGATGTTCTATCTACCAGGTATTATGTTTCTATATTTGGAAACTTTAAGAATCGTCAGTTTTGGGATTGGAATATGTCTTGGAGAAACAAATGGCAGTGGGGCGAGAAAGAAAATGGCGAGAAGTTTTTTCTATCTTCAACTATGCTATCTTTTTTAACGGATGGCTGGCATTTATTTAAAGCCTTGATGCTACTCTTTATTTCTTTAGCTATTGTAACTTATAAGCCTATATTTGGGTATTTTGATATAATTCTATTCTCTATTATTTGGGGAGTAGTATTCGAGATGTTTTACACTAAATTACTTTTAAAATGAGTACAACAATCTTAAAGAAGAAAGCAGATGCTATATTTTCTATTTATATTCGTTTAAAGTACGCTGATGAGAATTTAGATGTTAAGTGCTTTACTTGTGATAAAGTTTTGCCTTACAAAAAGATACAGAACGGTCATTTTTATTCAAGAGGGATTTTAAGTTTAAGATACGATGAACAAAATTGTAGACCACAGTGCTACGGTTGTAATATTGCTCAAAAAGGCAATTATATTGAATACTATAAGAGATTAGAAAAAGAAATAGGTAAAGGCGGAATGGATTTTCTTGAGTACAAAAGGCACCAAACACAAAAGATGGGCAAGACTGATTATCAAGACTTAATTGACCTGTACACACAGAAAGTAGCTGAATTATAAAAATATATTACCTTTGTAAAATGAAAACCGAAAAAATAAATATCAAATTATTAATTTCAAACCCTAATAATCCAAGAATTATAAAGGATGAAAAATTTAGAAAATTAGTAACATCAATACAAGAGTTCCCAAAGATGCTTGAAATAAGACCTATTGTAGTAAATGAGGATATGATAGTATTAGGTGGAAATATGAGACTGAAGGCTTGTATCGCTGCAGGATTAAAAGAAGTACCTGTTATACAAATTAATGATTTAACAGAAGAGGAACAAAAGCAGTTTATTATAAAGGATAATGTAAGCGGTGGCGAATGGGATTGGAGTATGTTGGCTAATGAGTGGGATGCTGAAGAACTTGACGCATGGGGCTTAGATGTATGGCAAAAGCCAGCCGATGTTGATTATTCTATTTTGGATGATGATGATGTTTCAGAACAATTAGAAGACATGACCGATGGCGTTAAAAAAGCTATACAGATTGAGTTTAATGCTGAACACTATGAAGAGGCAACGGCTTTAGTGAAATTCTGGCGTGAGCGAAACGCTTATTTAGGTGGTATGATAATTGAATACCTGAAAGCTGAAAAAGATAAAATATGATTTGTTTTATTCCAAGCAAAGGAAGACCAAACACAAAAACCTATAAATTATTCCAAGATGTTGGTATAGAAGTTCTACATTTTGTCGAGCCTCAGGAAATAGACGGTTATAAAGTACCGAACAAAGTTTCTATCCTTGAAAATAATAAAGGTATAGCGTATGTTCGCAATTTTATGCTTAATTACGCTAAATTAAATAATCATGAGTGGGTTATTTTTTGTGATGATGATGTTAGGCACTTTGGTCATTACGATGGTAAGACAACAAAAGCAGACGCATCATTTTGGTTTACCTTATTAGAAAAAGCAAAAAAGACTCCTTTTGAAATGGTTGGAATAAATTACAGACAGCACGCTTGGCAGGCAAAAAGTAATTATTCTATAAATAAAAAGTTCGCTGAAGTATGTGTTTTAATTAATGCCAGTAAAATCAGTTGGAAGTATAGGGGTGAATTTAACCTGAAAGAAGACAGGGACTTTGCACTGCAAACGATCAAATACGGTAACGGAATCCTTACTTTTGATAAATACTTCTTTAATTGCCCAGACTTAGGAAGCAACACTGGCGGATTACAGGATCAGTACAAAATTAAAAAAGATGAAGAATCGGCTGAAAGAATGTGCTATGAATGGAATCCTTTTATTACATTGCAAAACAAAGGAGGAAGAGTAGATATGAAAACCGACATAAAACAATTAGCAATTCACTATAAAAAAATAGTAAAATGAAACGAATAGACCTGGTACAAGTAGACCATTCAATTAAGATAGGCGATAATTGCCCTTATATTGAACCAAATGTAACTGAAGATAGTATTTTTTATTACGAAGGCGAACCGATTGGATTCTATATGAAGAAGATGCCTGAAAAAATGTGTAAGCTGGCTGATTTGGCGAATATTGAATTAAGGAGCAAGAATGTTCCTAAAACAGAAATGAAACGATCAAGCGGATTACACGATACAGAAAAAGCAGTTTTACAATATTCAACTATTATAGGTTCTATTCCACCAAAGCCAATGATGAGAAGACCGTATGCCAGTATTTCAAGCGTACATTCAATTAAAACGGCTCAAACATTTATAAAGGCGATGTATTTATTAGCTAAGGAAAGCGAGAAACTAATTAAAGAAATACTACCAAAGCAATACGAACAGCAATTACAATTATTTAAAGAGGTTGGTGATAAGTGGAAGTTCGGCGACCTTTTTACAAGTTCTATTTCTAATTACAATATTTCAGCACCGTTTCATCGTGATGCAGGTAATATCGTAGGGGCAGTGAATGTTATTATTTGCAAGAAACAAAACTCTAAAGGAGGCGACTTGCATATCCCTGATTACGGAGCAACAATCGGTCAGCAGGATAATTCTATCTTAGTTTACCCAGCTTGGAGGAATATTCATGGAGTAACACCAATACTACCAACTCATGAGGGAGGATATCGAAACAGTTTGGTATTCTATCCGCTTAAAGCGTTTAAAGGTATTTAATATGGCATACAAAACAAATGAATTAGAGAAGAAGTCTTTAGAGGCTATCGAAAAACATAAATTGTTCTTTATTGAGGATGTAGTGGCGTTTTTGCCCTGTTCTAAAAAGACTTTTTATGACCATAAATTGCACGAATTACACACTATAAAAGAATTGCTCGAAAAAAACAAAGTTGAAATTAAAACTTCAATGCGATCTAAATGGTATAAGAGCGAAAACCCTACTTTACAGATGGGATTATATAAGTTAATCGGCACCCCAGAGGAAGCTGAAAGATTGGGTACAACTTTAAAACATACAGGCGGTATGGATTTGGGTATTACTTTCAATGAAACTAAAACCTATGATACTAACGAAGAAGCAGACTAAGGCACTTGATAGATTAGAAGACAACATAACCAGTGAGGTTATATTTGGAGGTGGCGTAGCAGGAGGCAAATCAGCCTTAGGGGTATATTGGATTATTAAATGCTGTTTAAAATATTCTGGCTCAAGATGGCTGATGGGTAGAGCAGTCCTTAAGACTTTAAAAGATACTACCTTAAATTCGTTTTACGATGTATGCAAACTGCAAGGAATAAAATCTGGTCAGCATTATATTTATAACGCTCAGTCGAATATAATTACTTTCTCAAACGGTTCAACTATTTACCTAAAAGATTTATTTCAATATCCCTCAGATGTAAATTTTGACGAACTTGGATCACTTGAAATTTCTGGAGCATTCATAGATGAGTGCAACCAAATCACAGAGAAGGCTTGGAATATTGTCAAGTCAAGAATAAGGTATAAGCTAACTGAATTTGATTTAATTCCAAAGATGCTCGGAACTTGCAACCCTGCAAAGGGGTATGTTTATAATAACTTTTATAAACCCACAAAGGATGGTACGATTAGCGAAAGCAAAGCCTTTATACAATCCTTAATACAGGACAATCCTTACATATCAGAACACTATATACATTCTTTACAATCTTTAGACAAGTTCAGTAAGGAAAGACTTTTATTCGGTAACTGGGAATATGATGACAACGACAACGCTTTAATTGAGTATGATAAGATTATTGATATGTTTACAAACGAACACATTCCAAGCGGTAAAGGTTACATATCAGCCGATATAGCACGATTTGGTAAGGATAATACTTTGATAATGGTTTGGTCAGGCTTTAGAGTTATTGAGATACATAAGTTGTCTCATAAGGCAACAAGCGAAGTAGCAGCATTCATTAAACATTTATCTAAGAAACATTCAATTCCTTATTCTCAAATCATTTGCGATGAAGATGGTGTCGGAGGCGGTGTGGTTGATTATGGCTTTAAGGGATTCGTTAACAATAGTAAAGCATTAACAGGAAACTATATTAACTTAAAGTCTGAATGCTATTATAAACTTGCAGAGTTAATCAATGAAGCTGGAGTGTGGGTTATAACCGAAGATGTAACAATTAAAAAAGAATTAACCGAAGAACTTGAATGGGTACAAAGACACAATGCTGATAAGGATGGTAAGTTAGCGGTGCTACCTAAAGACAAAGTTAAAGAACATTTAGGTCGAAGTCCCGATATAAGCGATGCCTTGATGATGCGAATGTGGTTTGAACTTAAGAAGTTTGACTTTGTTGTAATGTAAAAGTTATCTAAATTTATCGTAAATTTGTAAAAATAATTGCTTATGAATCTCATACAAAGAATTAAAGCTGCTTTTATTCCAACTCAAAGTGGTGATGCAGGTAACAAATATAACCAATCTTTATTCTCTTATTTTAACGGAATATTCTTTAACATACCAAACAATCCAAGAGCGTATGTAAGAAATGGCTATCAAGGCAACCCTGATGTATTTGCTATTATAAATATGATTGCAAAGAAAGCTGCTTCAGTTCCATTCTATGTTTACGAGATAGAAAACAAAAAGAGTTTTAATAGAACAAAGAATAATAAGTTTAACTTACTTAAAAAGGGATTAACTGAAGTAGAAGGCACAGACTTGAATAAGCTAATTGCAAGACCTAACGAAATGCAAAGCCAACAGGAGTATATTGAATCTTTAGTTTCTTTTTTAGAGATTACAGGTAACGCTTATTCTTATAAGTTTATGCCTGAAGTAGGAAGAAACAAAGGAGTACCAACTAAACTTTACCCATTACCTTCTCAATTTACACAGATTATAGGAAGCGGAACTTTTGAACCTATTAGTGCTTATAAGCTACAAATAGGAAACCAAGAGATTGAATTTAAAGTAAACGAGGTAAACCATATTAAGTTCTTTAACCCTGACTACAATGTTAGTGGCAATCAATTATATGGAATGAGTCCACTTATGGCTGCTTGGGAAACTGTTTCAAGTTCTAACGAAGGCACAAGGGCAAAGGCTAAAGCATTTATTAACGGTGGTGCAGCAGGTCTTTTATTCTCTGGAGATAAGGACGCAATGTTAGACGGAGAACAAATAAGCAAGATTAACCAACAAATAGACACAAAGCTAACAGGTGCAGACAATTACAAAAGAATAGTAGCTACTAACGGTATTGTTGATTACAAGCAAATTGGAATGAGTCCAGCAGACCTTGAGATTATCAAATCAATAGGAGCGGATAGAGATACTTTATGTAGAGTGTTTGGTGTAGACCCTATTTTAATGGCTACTGATTCTGCTTCTTATAACAATAAGGAAATGGCTTATAAAGGATTAGTAACTAATACGGTTATTCCTATCTTAAATATGATTAGAGGTATG